ATTATGCGCTGATGGATCAAGACATGACGCACACCAACATAAATCTTTAATAAAAAATGGAATAGGAAAAATGTTTAAGGCAGCCAAAAATAATATACGAGAATGCGGAATACCAGATACAGTAATCGATTGGTGTATTAAAATAAACACATTGACTATGAATAAAGTTCGAGGATACGTAGGAATACCAAATTTAAAAAATAAAATATTTGAATCAACGTTTGTAGGTACAACAACAAGTGGCAATGCAGGATTAACCACAGTAGGGAATAGTTTTGATGTAAAAATGTATTGGTTGTATATTTTGAAAAAAGCAAATTGTCGCGGAGAGATTTTTGTTTCAGGAGATGACAGTTTAGTAGTATGCGAGAGAATAGAATCAAATTATATAGTTGAAGTTTTAAGAACAGTCATGGCTGATAATAAAGAAAGGCAAATATATGGTTTAGGACAATGTTGGAGTGATGTTTCAATTAGGGAAAAAGACGACATCGACTTTTTATCTAAAAATTCTATAATGGAAGGAGAAAACTTGATAATAAAAAGAGGACTGGAAAGCTTAATAATGAAAAGCAATATGTATACAGGATCAGCAAGTTCATTATGTAAGGACCCACTATCACATCAAACCCTTTGCGCATTGGGATCAACATTAGAAACAAAGGGCACCTTTTTGGAGACAGTAACGCAAGCAAGATTTAGGATTGGAAAGAACAGTACAAATTTTAAAGAAAATGCACTAAGAATTCACACAACATATGAGATGGCTAAAATCAAAGAACCATGGACAAATGGAGAACAAAGTGTAGCAGACTATTTGAAAAATCAAAAATATGACAACATACCTAAAGAACAAGTAGAACAAATTATGGAACAGATTAAATTTATAACAGAACCAGGCAGCGTCATTCGAGTTAATGGAAAGAAGAATTTATTGGAACACTCTTCCTCGTTTTGGGGAGCGTTCGTGGAAAAAGGGTTGCAAACAACCCAGATGGATAAAAAATTTGAAAACGGCACGTTGATGTCAGAGCAAAAACCATTGAAGGGAGCAAGAAAAGTAACGTTCACAGGAAACAAAAACACCAAAAAGAAAGAAAGGAGTGTAAGTAATAAGAGATCAGTTTCAGGAAAAAGATCAACTTCTAGGAAGAAAGTAAGCGGAAAGAAAATTAAGAAAACAAATCTAGTTAGAAACAAACCACAAAAAAGCAAGAATTGGATAGACACCATAGTAGACACAGCAGGC